TACTTACCCCGCACTCCATTAGCGGGTATACTCATGCCGCATTGTCCTCTTAGTTAAATGGATATAACGAGCCCCTCCTAAGGGCTAATTGCAGGTTCGATTCCTGCAGGGGACACCATTTATCAGTTCGCTCCCATCCGTACCAGTCCGCAAAATCCCCTTAATATCAAGCCTTCCGTAGATTCACAGTTCGTAATGGTTCGCGTCAGATCGTTGACAGCCGCACTCCATGACGTGTAAAAAGTGGATAAAATAATTTTACCCACCGGATTTTTACCCATGCTCACCGTTAAGCAGATTGAAGCAGCAAAGCCGAAAGAAAAACCATACCGCCTACTCGATGGTAATGGCCTGTACCTTTATGTCCCTGTGTCAGGGAAAAAGGTATGGCAGCTTCGCTACAAGATTGACGGTAAGGAGAAAATCCTGACCGTAGGAAAATATCCGCTAATGACTTTGCAGGAGGCAAGAGATAAAGCATGGACCGCGAGGAAAGACATCTCGGTTGGCATCGATCCGGTAAAAGCGAAAAAGGCTTCGTCTAACAACAATTCCTTTAGTGCCATTTACAAGGAATGGTACGAGCACAAGAAGCAAGTCTGGTCAGTAGGCTATGCAACTGAACTTGCCAAAATGTTTGATGACGACATTTTACCCATCATCGGCGGTCTTGAGATTCAGGATATTGAGCCGATGCAACTGTTGGAAGTAATCCGCAGATTTGAAGATCGCGGCGCAATGGAGCGAGCCAACAAAGCACGCAGAAGATGCGGCGAGGTTTTCCGTTACGCTATTGTCACTGGTAGGGCTAAATATAACCCGGCACCTGACCTTGCTGACGCCATGAAGGGATACCGCAAGAAGAACTTCCCGTTTCTTCCTGCAGACCAGATCCCTGCATTCAACAAAGCACTGGCAACATTTTCAGGAAGCATCGTATCGCTCATTGCGACTAAAGTTTTGCGCTACACAGCCCTAAGAACGAAAGAGCTTCGCTCCATGCTATGGAAGAACGTCGATTTTGAAAACAGGATTATCACCATCGACGCCAATGTGATGAAGGGACGCAAAATTCATGTGGTTCCTATGTCAGACCAGGTGGTTGAACTCCTCACTACGCTAAGCTCAATCACTAAACCAGTATCAGAGTTTGTTTTTGCCGGGCGCAACGATAAGAAAAAGCCAATTTGCGAGAACGCGGTGCTACTTGTGATCAAACAAATCGGCTATGAGGGTCTGGAAAGCGGTCACGGATTCAGGCATGAATTCAGCACGATTATGAACGAGCACGAATGGCCTGCTGACGCGATTGAAGTGCAACTGGCACATGCCAACGGCGGATCTGTGCGCGGGATTTACAACCATGCTCAGTATCTCGATAAGCGCAGAGAAATGATGCAATGGTGGGCGGACTAGCTTGATGAAAAGGTGGAGTGATCCACCTTAACTAGCTAAGAACACAAAGCTTAGAAAGCCAGTGCAAATCCTTGTGTGCCAGAGCTTTTCTCATCAACCACAGCAAGTCATCGATCGATTGAGACTTGGATGATAGACTTCATGCCTTTGATTATTAGCTGATAGAAGAAATGTTAAAGCTATTTGCAAAGTACACCTCGATTGGTGTGCTGAACACCCTTATACACTGGGTGGTTTTTGGTGTTTGTATCTATGCCGCGCATACAAACCAAGCTCTTGCAAACTTCGCAGGTTTCGTTGTGGCTGTGAGTTTTAGCTTCTTCGCGAATGCAAAATTCACATTCAAGGCATCGACTACAACGATGCGTTACTTGTTATACGTGGGATTCATGGGAACATTGAGTGTTGTCGTCGGGTGGGCTGCTGATAGATGCGCCCTTCCCCCGATGGTCACCCTTATCACTTTCTCCGCCATCAGCCTGGTGTGCGGTTTCGTCTATTCAAAGTTCATTGTCTTTAGGGATGCGAAATGAAGATATCTCTTGTAGTTCCTGTCTTCAATGAAGAAGAAGCGATACCAATTTTTTATAAAACGGTACGTGAATTCGAAGAGTTGAAGCCATATGAAGTAGAAATTGTTTTTATAAATGATGGTAGCAAAGACTCTACGGAGTCAATCATTAACGCTCTGGCTGTTTATGATCCGCTAGTTGTTCCGCTGTCATTTACACGCAACTTTGGTAAAGAACCAGCATTGTTTGCAGGGTTAGACCATGCAACTGGCGATGCCGTGATTCCAATTGATGTTGACCTGCAAGATCCGATTGAGGTTATTCCTCATCTTATTGAAAAGTGGCAGGCAGGTGCTGATATGGTGCTTGCTAAACGATCTGACCGCTCAACGGATGGCAGACTGAAGAGGAAAACCGCCGAGTGGTTCTATAAGCTTCACAATAAAATCAGCAATCCGCAGATCGAGGAAAATGTTGGTGATTTCCGTCTGATGTCTCGTGAAGTCGTAGAGAACATTAAGCTCATGCCAGAACGCAACCTTTTCATGAAGGGTGTTTTGAGCTGGGTTGGTGGTCGCACTGATATCGTTGATTATGCCCGCGCAGAACGTGTTGCTGGCAGTACCAAGTTCAACGGATGGAAGTTGTGGAATCTTGCTCTTGAGGGAATTACGAGCTTCTCGACTTTTCCGCTACGTATGTGGACTTACATCGGCCTTCTCGTCGCTGGCTTAGCATTTACATATGGCGCATGGATGATTCTGGACACTCTGGCGTTTGGAAACCCGGTTAGAGGTTATCCATCCCTGCTAGTATCTATACTTTTCCTTGGTGGTATCCAACTCATTGGTATTGGTGTTCTTGGTGAGTACATTGGACGAATTTATATTGAAACAAAGCAAAGACCAAAATATATCCTCAAGGAAAAGCATAATGTTAAATAAAGTTAGCTATCAATCCATCTACCCACTGTGGATTATTGGCATTCTTTATATATTGCCACTATTAATTACAAACATCCCTTATTACGATGATTTGGGAAGGTCCGTTTACGGATATTTTTCTTGGGGCATTGATGGCAGGCCTTTATCTGATTTAGTTTTTAAATTTTTAGATATAGGGTCGCCTGCAACTGATATATCCCCATTCCCTCAAATTATAGCAATAACTATAATGACCACCTTGTGTTATTTCATTCATAGGTATCTTAATCCTGGGCATAGTCTTGGCTGGTTAGTTTTTACACCTACTTTCCTTAGTCCATTCTTCATTCAAAATCTTGCATTCAGATTTGACTCGCTCACTATGTGTTTGTCAGTAGCGATTGTATCCTTACCACTCTTCTTTATGCACAAAGCAAAGGTAACGGTATTCGCGATTTCCGCATTATGTGTGTTTATATCTTTGTCACTGTATCAAGCCTCGCTCAGCGTGTTTATTGCGGTAATATGCTTATATAATCTTTTCTCGGTAAAAAAAGAACACGATCCTTACAAAATATTTATTGAAGGCGCCACAGCCATATTAGGCATGTTTGCCGGGTACTTAATATATTCTAAGCTAATAGTACCTTTCTTTGTAACCAGCGATTACGCCAATGGTTACAACCAGATGATTAATAGCATCGCAGAGTTACAACACAATATATCAGTAACGTTAAATGTATTGAGTTCATTTTTTACTGGTGCAGTAGCAATAATATTCGTAATTATCGGATTATTATCTTCTATTGGATTCATAAGATTATTAACAGACACGTATAAATCAAAATGTTCAAAAGGTAGAAAACTAGTCAGTTTACTGATTATTATTGTAAGTCTGTCAGCAATTTTTCTATGTATCCCCGGTCCAGGATTAGCCCTGAAGTCGATGCCCATAGGTCCGAGAGTTTTTATAGGCTTTGGCTTTTTCGCCTCAACTCTACTTGTCTTAATATCATTCATTTCAAATAGATATCAAAGTAAGCTTAATTTTATTTATTGTCTTCTCGCGTTTTTTTCATTCTCATATATGGCCACGTTCACAAACGCAATGAAATCACAAGACAAATTGGCGGATAGGATCATTTATGGAGTGACGAATGATATTGTGAAAATTGGCTTCAACAATGTCAAGACAATAACTATAGATGGTAAATCACTATATACCCCTATTGCTGATAAGGCTATAGAAAAGTTTCCGCTCATGAAGCAAATCATTCCTGCTTATTTTGATGGTCCCCTGGCATGGGGCATAGTAAAAATGACAGAGATTTACTCAGGAAAAGAACAACCAACACCATCAAAGCAAAATGAAATAATTTCCAAAATATGTGAAATGCAGTTAATTACAGATGCTGGATTATACAAGACTTATTTTAGCAACGGAGATTTGGTTATCTCATTTGCGTTTAGAGAATGTAACTAAGCTAGAGCTAGGGATGCAGATTCTGTTAAATACAAAGTAAAAAAATGAGGCGGAAAACCGCCTCAAAGTTAGTTTATATTATATTAAAGACTTCTTCTTGTGCTTAATTTCAAGTTCATCTTTGCCCATGCATTTCTTATTATTTTATTTGCCGGCATCTCAATTAATTTAAATGATATAATAGAGAAAAATATAGAAATACCCAGACAGCAAACTATATAAAATATAACATCACGTACATCATTTTTGTTTGGTTGCATTATTTCCATTAGCTTAGAAATTATGATCCAGTGGAACATGTAAAATGAGAAGGATGCCTCTCCTAATAGAATTAGATATCTGTTAGATAAAAATTTAGAAATCACCCCGCCATCAAATGCAAACGCTATTACTATCATAGCCATACATGGGATATAAAGAAGATCATATTTTATATTCATGTACGAAACATAATTTGTTGCTACATATACGGTAAACGCCAAAAAAAACAGAGAGCCAATCTCCATGGCACTACATATCGCAGGTTTTATATTTACTTTTTTAGCAAGAAACACTCTACTGATTAATACACCAATAATAAAATCGCCAATCCTGAAAAATGGATTTATATAAAACAGCCAGTGTGATGAAATATTAACTGGTGGGTTCAATAAAAAAAATAAATTAACAATAACAATTACCAAAAGAGTACTTGTTAGATATCGTGACTTAAACTTTACAAGAAGACAAAAAGATAAATAAAAAAACATCTCACACGAGATACTCCATGATACGGGGTTAAAAGAAAAATAGTAATCTGAGATAGGGATAAATGATTGAACCAATAGCGCATTATATATTAATGACTCTTTATTTATAGCCTCAAAGTTTTTTGTATAGCCAAATATAAAAAGGACACATATCAATGATATAATATGAACAGGAAATAATCTCGCGAGTCTGTAAACTATGAAGTCCTTGTTGCTAAATTTACCTTCTTCCATATGCTTACTAAAGCTGTAATTAATAATAAATCCGGAAAGAATATAGAAGAAAGTAACCCCTATATAACCATTAAAAAAGTATTTTGCCGCAACATTGAACTGCGAGATCGAAGACTGAGACAAAATGCCTAGATGGCTAACAAATACACCAAGAGCCGCAAGCATTCGAAGTGATGTAAGGCTATGAATAATTTTGTTTTTCTGAGTCATAACACTGCCAATATCATTAATGATCTTGGCAGGTTAGTTTCATCTATGAGCTATGTCAATACTTGTAAATTCAAAACTCCTGAACATCTGCGTTACCAGAGATGTTCCAGATTGATTTCGGAGACCCATTTACCCCTATCATCCTTACCTTCAACTTAGAACCGCTTGCTCTTGGTACGGTTAAATTTGCAGCAGATGGATTTATAGCCCAATCTCCACCATTTAATATGACACTCATTTCAACTACGCCACCATTATCAATATCTATTATAGGTGTTTGCATTACCGGGCTTTGTTGATCAATTGGCAGAAAGCCATTGACAATCATAGATGGTCTGAATGATGGGTTTCCCTGAACGCTAACACGCAGTTGCCCACCCTTAACAAATTCTGTTGCACAAGTATTCATGACAATGCAATAAGGATTTACAAAATCAAATGCATAGCAAATTGACTCCCCATCCATTGGCGTGCAGTTTTCAGCAGTACAATTGGTCATGGTGGTATATTGCATTCCTGACATTCTAAATGACAACTGGTAACCGTTAACCTGAACAAGGCGCATATCCATAGAAGTGCCTATTACTTTTATTTGACCATCCCTAAAATCTTCAAATAAAACTCCAGCATATCCTTTCCCTGGATATTGTGGGAAACCGACCATTTCCATTACGCCAGAGAACGGCACATAAGAGAAGCATACGATATAAGCACATTCAAAAATTGACTGTCTGATAACTGGTGCTGCTGATTTTCCTAAAAACAGTCCGTAATAATTTCTATAAGAATCTACGTTTTCTTGTGTTAAGCCAAGCCTTCTAAACATGCAGTTTTCAACTCTACCGTTAACACAAAATGAACTCATTGAGTTATCTGTTAGATCCCATTGCTTTGGTATAAAAGCACATAATGCATCCACCTGAAGAATTACTTCTCCATTTTTTGTGAGATCTATTTTGTCATTTGTTGTTTTATAAAAAACTGTCGCTTCAGCCTTTCCCTGTCCTCTAATTCCCATATTGTCATAAATTGGGATTGTTTTTGATGTATTTATGTTTCCAGCAGGAGCCTCTAGAATGCATTTGTTTGAGCGGGCAAAGTTAGTTGCAAGAGTTATAGCTGTTGCGTTATCTGTGACTCCGTCAGGTTTCACCCCCCAAAATTGCATGTCGTAAGTGGTAAAATTAATTCGTCTCCATACCATCGTTCCAGTTTCTGGCTTGATTACAATTCCACCATCATCAGCCCATGCCTGAATGTTATCAACAGACTCGAAAAAGCCGCCACCAAGGTGGTTTTCAGCATGTGTAGTGCTAGCTGCTGATGCTACGTATACAATCTGCCCTGCCTCCTCCGGAACACAGGAGCGAAGCTCTGAAAGATTGAGAAAGCGGCCAATAGCGTTAAATCCTGTTTTATCAATTAATGAATCATGTGTAGCTTTCAAGATCTCCAGCTCAATCTTTACGGTTGTGCCTCCATAACCAACCAGAGATGCGCCATCAGGGCCAGAAAGCTCAGCCCTTAACTGGTCTGGAGAATATTTCAGTAGATCAGGATAATAGAATTGTTGTGCGCCATACGCATCATATACAGCCATGGAGTGATTCTGTACAGTTACGAACTTGGCAATCTGTCCGTTATATACCGGATATCCAGCAGCGTTAATGATGATTGGTTGCGAAACAGGAACATGAGAACCGTCTTCGTTCTCCACATAAACCTGAATCTGGTTTTCTGGATTTACGGGGTCCGTGTCAATTTTACCGATATAAATTTTGCCATTGGCAACCGCTTTAAAAGAACGCGCCATAGTGAAGAGTTGCGAAGGCATGCTAACTACAACATTGGCTGTAATGTCTGTCATTTAATTTGCTCCGGACGTAGCAATGCCGAACAAGATGCAACTTGCCCAGCATTGCACTAATGTCAGTTATGATTTGTTAATTATGAGATGAGTCTATGCAAAGAGATCTGTTGAATATTGCGCTCTATATATTTGGTTTTTGCACGTTCCTGGTGTTTGCGAAGCTATTCTGACAACGCATCAGACTTGGCACCCTGAGTAAGGGCGTTAATGGCCTTTTGCGCCTGCCGCATGGCTTTCTCAAACGCTGTTGATCCGCGTGGGGTGTTTGCCATTCGGAGCATTGCATTTCTGAATGGCTCGCTCTCATAGGCGCGAGTAAGAAGTCCGTAGCTTACTGCTGCGCCAGTTGTCGCCGGGTTCATTGCCGTCCCATACCCAATAATGAACGGGATAGTTTGCTGCCCTGTGGGTGTTGTTACTGCCGCTTTTGCAGCCTGCTGCGTGGATTGCAGGTAGTTTTTTAATCCTTTCAGATAAGCAGCGTCCTGCCCCTTAAATGTGATGCCAGTCTGGTTTTTCAGGATGTTAAGCTGCCGAAGGAACTGGTCAGGGGATCCGCCAGATTTCTCCATCGCCTTTCCAATGATGCCATTGCGCATTTGCGCCCTGCCAACACGACCAACTGAGTTATACAGCGTCTTAATTTCCGATTTGTTCTTGCTGAATAGCATGTTGTTGACAACTTCCGGCGTCAGGTCTCCTTTCATGAGAACATTCTTCAGCCTGGTATTCTTTAGTTTCGCCGCTTCGTCAGCGTAGACTGAATTGGCCTGCTTATATTTACGAAGAGTATCGTTGCCAAGATTCTGACCAATGGCACCATTGATATCGTCGGTCATCGCCTTGTAAACACGTTGAATGGCGGCATCGGAACGGTTTGGTAAGACTGGTCGCTCCCCCTTCACGTCCATTCTGAACTGGCTGCGCAGATCGCTTAATTGCTTCAAATCCAGATTAACCGGACCATCAGGGCCAGCATTGCGAACAAGCTCATCACGATATGACTGAAGTTTTGAAATTGTCTCGTTATCAGCTACCTTACCAAGCTTCTGCAGATTAGATATTTCTGTATCAATCTGCTGAATTGCTCGCGCAGGCTGAATGTTTACTCCAGCCATAGCATTCTGAACCTGCTCCAGTCGATTACCGGCGGCACGACTAATTCCTGATGTTTTCGCTTTAAGGCTGTCAATAACAACAGCTGGATCATACTCACCGAATTTATCAGCAAATCTCTGCACCAACTGGCTTCTCGCTTCCTGTTGCGTTGCTCTCATTCCGCTTGTGCCAGCCAGAGGGATATTTTCTGCTGTAGTCTGCGCCATTTTTCCGACGCGGGAAGTTGGTTGTAACAGGTCTGTGGTGTGCAGAGGAACTCCTTCACGCTCTGCAAACCTGATAGCCTGCTGCGCTTCTGGCGCGATAGCACCACGAACGCCACGATAAGCAGCACCTAACCCACGTCCGGCAGCGTTAATAGCACCGCCAGTAAGTACACCAACGCCTAAATCGGTAGCGAGTGCTTCCGCATCATCTTTCGCACTATTTGCAGCAAGTGATCCAACTGCGTTTTCTGCTAGAAGTCGTGTTGCCCCCTGAGCAATTCGACCAGCAAGTGTTGGCGCCTGTGCCGCCGCTCTCTCAACGCCAGCAGGAGTGAGGTAAGGCAATGCTTCAGCAAATACCCTTCCCTCTGTCGTTTGTGGAGTCAGCGCGCCTTGCTGAAGGCCAAAGTCCTGCTCTAATCCCTGCGTTGTTACTCGTGGCGCTGGTTGATATGTCCCATCGCCAATGCCGAGTTTACCGCCAGCCCAAGCCGCCGCGCTTGTTACAGCATCGGCAACTGATGCAGGTATGTTTGCCACGTTCACGCCAGCCTGCACCAGTCCGCGACCAGTCTCTTTTACTGCTTCGCCAAGATCAGACATAAATCCACTTTGCTGTGGTTGTTGCTGTGTCTCCACTTGCTGCACAGATGGCAATGGATAGGCAGCATAGAAAGCTTGCTTAGCCTGCTCTGCATTTTCTCCGGCTTGCGGGGCCACGACTTCATTGAAGTATTGCTCCTGAGCCTGCGCTTTTTGTTCTGGTGCTAACGCCTGATACTGTGGAGAGGCGATAACATCTTTCCATGCTTTAGCCATTAATCACCCCATAGTGAAGAAAAGTTACTGCTGGCTGCTGGCCGTGATACCTGTGCAGGTTGAGATTGCTGCCGCTGAGATTTACCAACATTAACGTTATATTGTTGGTTGTAATTGTTGGTGTATTCCTGAATCTCACGAATCGACTGCTGCATAGCGTCCGGGCTTGAATAGTCAACCTGCGGCATCCCCTGAAAATACATCTTCGCTTCTGCAACGGTGTTAATACCACTGGCACCCATGTCGCTTGCTGCCGCCACCCCCTGATTCTGCATTCTGCCCTGAATACGTTGTGCTGAGTTATATAACTGGCGCTGCTCTTTTCCTGTTACCCGCTA